GTCGCCGCGCTGCGCCTCACCATCGCCGCGGCGCTCCGCGAGGGCGTGCTGCGTCGCGACTCCGTCGCCCAGCTCGCCGGGAACGGTGCAGCGTAATGGCCTCGCTCATCCCATGGGAGGGCGCGACCCGTCCGCCGCGCAAGTGGCAGGCCGAGGCCATGCCCATCGTCCTCGATGCGCTCCGCTCGGACCGGCGCGGCATCGTCGCTGTCGCCACCGGCGGCGGTAAGTCGGTGCTGCAGGCGGAGCTCGCTTACCTGGCGCTGCCCAAGACCATCGCCCTGGGCCGCACCATCGTCGTCAACGCGCCGCGCCAGGCCCTGGTGCGACAGCTCAGCGCCACCATCGCGGCTCGCTGCGGCGCCGCGCACGTCGGCCAGTTCTACGGGCAGAAGAAGCAGCCCACGCGCCCGATCGTGGTGTCGTGCTCCGACTCCCTGCCGAGCCTCGCCACCGAGTTGGCCGCGCTGGGACGGTCGGTGTCGCTGTTCATCGCCGACGAGTGCCACGGGACGGAGTCCGCCACGCTGCGGGCGACGATCCCGGCGCTGGGTGCCAAGCGGCTGATCGGCTTCACCGCCACGGCGTTCCGGTCGGACAACAAGCAGGCGCTGGGCCTCTTCGACGAGGTGCTGTTCCGCTACACCTACGACGACGCCCGGCGTGACGGCGTGCTCGTCGACTACGTGACGCTGAACTGGGACGGCGAGGGGGAGCGCGACACCGACGCGGTCTGCGCCGAGATGATCGCGAAGCACGCCCACGGACCGACCATCGTGTCGGCGACCGACATCAAGGACGCCACCGCCTACGCGGCCTACCTGTCCGAGCGTGGCATCCCGGCCGCCGCCATCCACAGCAAGCAGGCCGAGGCTGAGCGAGCAGGGCTCCTGGAGCGCCTCCGGACCGGCGTGCTCCGCGTCCTCGTCCACGTCTCGCTGCTCGCCGAGGGCGTGGACCTGCCGTGGCTGCGCTGCCTCGTCCTGCGTCGCAATGTCGGCGCCAGGGTGCGCTTCGTGCAGGAGCTGGGGCGCATCCTGCGCGTCTGCAGCCCCTACGAGTCCTGGTACGAGGAAGACAAGGCGCTGTGGGGCGAGAAGCTCGGCGCCATCGTGATCGACCCCTACGACCTGATGACCAAGATGGGGATCAAGCACCCCGAGGCCGTTGGCCAGGCCATGGCGGAGGAAGAGGAGGCCCTGGCGCGCAAGGCGCTCGACGAGATGGACGCCAAGGAGCGCGCCGCCGAGATCAAGAAGATGCCGGACCCGGTGGCGGTCGATCAGGCCACGGCCTGGGCGCAACGGATGCTCCTGGAGATGCAAGGTGCCGGCCTCGCCGGTGCCTACGCGGCCTCGCCGGAGACCCGAGAGGGCCGGCCGTCGCGTTCGCAGCTCGCCTTCCTGGGCAAGCTCTCGAAGATGACCCGCTACCTGCCGGAGCCTCACCGGGAGCCGGTCAAGCGGCTGGTCGAGCGCGCTGAGGAGCTGACTTGGGGTGCCGTGTCGGACCTGATTTCGACGCTCAAGGGCATCGCCTCGGCGTCGGCGGAGCGGCGGCGCGAGCATCACCACTGGCACATGCCGGAGGAGGTCGTGGCCCGGTTCGATGCGCTCGACGATCGGGTCGCCGGGCGCCTGGAGATGACGGTCAAGGACCGCAAGAAGGCCGCCGCAGCTGCGGCGAAGGTGGCGGCATGATCGGCGGCTGGGTCGCAGCTGTCCGGGCCATCCCGCTCGGACAGGTCGCCGCTGACCTCGATGTCGCAGTCGAGCGTGGCCACCTGTTCGCCTGCAGAGGCTGTGGCCGGCCTGACGCGAAGATCTACGGGGCGCCGCCCAGGTGGAAGTGCCACGGATGCGGCCTGTCCGGCGACGCCGTGGACCTCGTAGCGGTGGTGCTCACCGGCGAGAAGCTCGGCGCATCGAACGGGCCGGCGGTCCGGGACTGGTACGCGGCGCGCGGCTGGTGTGAGCCGGTCCGCGGTCGGGAGATCCGGCGCGTGGAGCCGCGGCCAGTGCCGCAACGGGTCGACGCCCACGAGGCGCGGCCGGTGGATGCTGGCGAACTGCGGGCGCTGTGGGCGGAGTGCACCCGGGTGGGGCTCGACGCTGAGGTGTCGAGGTGGCTCGAGGGTCGCCTGGGCGCTGGCGCTGCCTCTCGCGTGTCGGCGGGTCGGCTGGCGACTGCGCTCCGCCTCGACGCCGTGACGCCGCGCTGGGCCGCTCAGGGGCGCCAGTCGTGGGCATCGCTCGGCTACCGCCTCCTGGTGCCGATGGTCGACGCCGCTGGCATGGTCCGGTCGGTCCGGGCGCGCTGCGTCGGACAGGCCCGGGAGGGGATGCCCAAGGCGCTGCCTCCGACTGGGTTCACGCAGCGGGGCCTCGTGATGGCCTCGCCTGGGGCTGTGGCGATGCTCAAGGGCGTGGGCTGGCCCGCTGAGGTGGTGGTGGCAGAGGGCGAGCCTCAGTGGCTGGCCGCCTGCCTGACGTGGCCCGGCCGGGCGGTGCTCGGCATCGTGGCCGGGTCGTGGACTGACGAGCTGGCCGCCAAGGTGCCGACGTGCGCGTCGGTGCTGGTGGTCACAGACCATGACGCCGCTGGCGACCGGTACGCCGAGGCGATCGAGACCAACCTGCGCGGCCGCTGCCGCGTCTTGCGCCATGGGCGCGTGCTGGGGGCTGCGTGAAGGGCGAAACTGTGGCAGCGAAGACGGTCGAGACCGCTGCGAAGTCGAACCGGGAGCCGATGGCGTTCCAGGCCGTGGTGCTCGTCTGGGAGCCCAACGGCGCGACGCAGACCTGGCGCGCGGAGTGGCGTGGCTCTCGCGTCTACGTCCGCCAGCTCCGCTACGGCTGGAACTGGACGTGGGGCAACAGGTGCGGACACGTCCCGATGGGGACGGCGGATGAAGCCAAGGCAGCGGCTCAGCTCGTGCTGTGCGGGGGGCCAGCGTGAGCCAGCTTGACGACCACATCGACGCCAGCCGCGGCGCCGCCCAAGCCAGGAGCGAGATGGCTCCCGAGGTGCTCGACGCTGCCCTTCACCAGCTGGAGGCCGAGGTCGTGGCGCTGCTCGCCATCGAAGACCGGTCCGACCGGAAGGGCGCGCTGGCCGTGCTCGTGCAGCGCCGGCGGCCGGTCCTGGTCGAGCTGATGCGCTGCCGGCCGCTCGAGCTGGACCTGTACTTCGTGCGGATGTCCGCGGCGTCGGGGCTCCAGGCCGACGTCGACCGCGTTCGCAAGCACCTCAAGGCCGCGGCGGCTGCTGCGGCGCTCGGCATGACCGTGGTGGACGCCTCGACGCCGGTCGCGTCGCAGTTCTCGTTCACCTACCAGGGCAAGAAGCGGACCCTGGAGGTGCCCGAAGGCTGGGGCTGCAACGATGGCGGGGTGAGCGAGCTCAAGCGCACGCCGGAGGGCACCCTGACGGCGCGGAGGGCAGCGCACGCGCCGGTGGTCATCCTGGGCACCAGGTCGGAGCTCGGCGCCTCGACGGCGTGGATGGAGCTGGCTTGGCCGCACAACGGGACGTGGTCGGTGCATCGCGTGTCGCGCGGCGTCGTCACGAGCGCCAGGGAGCTCACCGCGCTGGGCAAGAACGCGGGCTCGCCGATCAACTCGGAGAACGCCGGCGCCATGGTGCGGTGGCTGGCGAGCCTCGAAGCGGCGAACCCTGGGCTGGATCGCGGCTACGCCTCCACGCACATGGGCTGGCAGGGCAAGGGCACCAGCCACTTCCTCGCCGGACAGGCCCTCATCGCGCCGGAGAAGCAGCGCAAGGAGATCGCGCTGCTCATCGAGGACGACCCCGGCCTGTCCAAGCTGGCGAAGGCCTGCGCGCCGAAGGGGACGATGGAGGGTTGGACGGAGGTGCTGGAGCACATCGAGGCCAGTCCGGTGGCGTGGGTGGCGCTCTACGCCGCGGCGGCGGCGCCGATGCTGCGCGTGCTCGACGCGCCGAACTTCATCGTCGACATCCACGGCTCGTCAGGCCACGGCAAGACGTCCGTGCTGCGCCTCGCCGCGTCGGTCTGGGGCGAGCCCGGAGACGGCCGCTACCTGCGGTCCTGGCAGGCCACGGTGTCGAGCATCGAGCGCGACGCCGCAGCGCTGACCGACATGCCGCTGTGCCTCGACGAGTCGAACCGGGTCCCGTTGAAGGACAGGCCGCAGATCGCCTCGGCGCTCTACATGCTGGCCAACGGCAGCGGGAAGGGGCGCGCCTCCATCAAGGGGACACAGCAGGTCGCGGAGTGGCGGACCGTTGTCCTCTCGACGGGCGAGGCCTCCATCACCAGCTACTCGGAGGACGAGGGCGCCCGCGCCAGGTGCCTGCCGCTCTACGGGTCGCCGCTCCGGTCAGCCGAGGACGCCGAGCACATCCGGTGGGGGACGTCGCTGCACTACGGCCACCTGGGACCGGCGGTGGTGCACCGCTTGGTGCAGATGACCGACGATGAGCGCACCGCCCTGCGCGCCCGGTTCGACGCCCGGGTTGCCCAGCTCGGACAGGCCGCCGGGAGCCCTATGGCGCGGCGCGTCTGCGTCTACGTCGCCGTGCTGCAGCTCACCGCCGAGCTGCTCCACGACGGCCTCAGCGTGCCGCGGCCCGAGGTCGACGTCTGGAGCTTCCTGGCGGCGCAGGTCGGCGGTGGCGTCGCGGCGGCGGACCGCCCGGCGGCGGCGCTGCGGGGCCTCGCGCTGTGGGCTTTGGCGCAGCCCGGCAGGCTGGCGACGTGGGGTGGCCGCCGCAGCGGAGAGCAGGACATCAGGCCTCTCCACCCGGCGGGTGGCGCGGAGTGGATCGGGCGTATCGAGCGACACGAGGGTTGGCGGTGGCTTGCGCTCAGCCAGGGCCAGGTTACCTCCTGGCTCAAGCGCGAGAACCACGAGCCGATGGCCGTGCTCCGCGCTTGGACCGATCGAGGGTGGCTGGTCAAGACCGGCCCACACCTCGGCTACCCAACGTCGATGCCCGGCACCCTCGAAAGAGTAAGGATGTACCGGGTCACCCGAGAGGCGCTAGACCTCGTTGGGGCGACGATCCGGGCTGGCGAGGGCGACGATGAGTAGGTCGCCACGTACCACTGTGGCACGTGTGATCCACCTAGGTGGCACGTGGCTTGTTGCGTCCGAAGCTTATGTTTCGGCCAATGTACCACTGTGCCACTTCAAACAGGACTCGTATAGGAAATCCCTTCCGTGGATGGTCTTTTCACATCCGCAGCGCCGCTCTCTACGGGGGATGGTGTTTTTAGTGGATCAGTGGATCATATCTCTAAACCTAACCTTGAACCGAAACAAGCCACGTGCCACCCCTATGGTACGTGCGTGCCACAGTGGTACGTGATGGAGGTCGCGTGAGAGTCATCGGCATCGACATCGGAACTTCTTTGGGGTGGGCTGTGGTCGAGGGCGACGCAGTGCTGGAGAGCGGGCAGATCGACCTGAAGCCGAACGCCTGGGAGGGTTTCGGCATGCGGGGCGTCAGGGCAAGCCAGGCGGTGTTGAAGCTGCTCGACCGGCATCCTGGTGCTGTCGTCGCCATCGAGCAGGTCAGGCGGCACGCAGGCACGCAGGCCGCCCAGGTCTACGGCGCCATCATGGGCTCGGTGACGTCGGCCTGTGAGGATGCCTGCACCGCCTACACGTTCGTGTCCGTGCAGGAGGCGAAGCTGGCGGCCACCGACAACGGCGCCGAGGAGAAGCGGGGCATGGTGGCGGCTGCGCTGGCAGTCTACGGCATCACGGCTGGCCAGGACGAGGCCGACGCCATCTGGATCGGGACGGCTGCGCTGCGGCGGGAGGGTGACCCGACGCGGGTGCCTGACGAGGCGGCAGGGGACAGGGCGAAGCGCAAGGCCAAGGAGCGGCGCAAGGCTGCGAAGGTGGCGGCATGAGCGCGGACATGAACGACACGGCTCAAGGGCTGGAGACCAGCGGCGGCTACCCGGCGCTCGGCGTCCTGGCCTATGGCAGCGGCTGGCGAGGTGTCCGCTACTTGTCGGTGAGGACGGCAGCCTACCTCACGATGGAGGTCGAGGACTGGGCTGACGCGCTCGACGACGTGGTGGTGCTGCACGGGGTGGAGAGCGACTGCGACCTGTTGGGGTTGACAGGTCAAGACCTGCCGGTGATGATTGACCAGGAGGACACCATGGCAGGGGTACCCCCATGTCTCCGAATGGCGACCCCCCGGGGGGGCCCTAGCGTCTTGCCTTGCGCGCGCGCTCTGGACGGAAAAGCGGACGTTTCGCGCGATGGGGAGGCCCCGTAATGTCGAAAAGGTCACTTCCTGAGGAGCAGCGAGCCTCCGCGATCGAAGCACTGCGCAAGTCGGCGGCCGAGTCCGAGGACGGCGTGCCCTGCTGGGGTGCCATCGCTCGCCGGACCGGCATGCCGTCACGCCCGACGCTCAAGCGCTGGTGGCAGGAGGAGCAGGAGGGCCGGAAGCCCCGCGGATCCAACGTGGTGCAGTTCCCGTCCGGCGGCAGCGCCGACCGTGGCACCGACACGAGCATCACGGAGCAGTCGGCGACCGAGTACTGGCTGCAGAAGTGGATGGCGGTCGAGCTCACCATCGCGCGCATCCAGTCCGACACGGCCCTCGTCAACCTGATGAAGTACCAGGACGAGGTGTGGCGCCAGCTGCGCGCCGCGTTCGACGCCGACCGCAAGAGGTCCGGCCTGTCGACCTCCGAGCTGGAGACCAAGCTGCGCGAGGCGGCGGTGGTGATGCCTGCTGCGCACGCTGAGATCTTCATCGCAGAGTTCAAGCGCCGGAAGCTGGCGTGAGCGTTCTGCTCGAGGCGCTCGACGCCTCCGCTGAGGCGGTGGCGCAGGACCCTGCCTCGTTCGCGAGGTGGAGCCAGTGGCAGAAGACGTTCCGCGCGGACCGGTCCAGGAAGCGCCTTGCGCGTGCGGCGAACCAGGTGGGCAAGACCTGGGCGGTGTGCCACGAGATCGTGGATCTCGTCCGTGGCACGGACCCGTTCAAGCCGCGGCCGTGGGCAGGCCCGATCAACGTGGTGCTGATCTCCACCTCGCTCGAGCAGCTCAGCCAGGACGGCGGCATCCTGGAGAAATTGTGGGAGGTTTTGCCCAAGGACGAGATCGATCCGAAGGTGCGCTTTGTGCGCGGCAAGGGGCTGCGCGGGCAGAAGTACCCGACGATCCCGTTTGTGCGCGGGCCAGGCGCCGGGTCGGTCATCCGCATCCGCACCTACGAGCAGGACCCGCAGACGATGGCGGGCTCCACCTTGCACGCGGTCTTTGCCGACGAGCCGGTGCCTCAGGCCATCTACGACGAGCTGTGGCCTCGCGTGCTCCGCCAGCGCGGGTGGTTCACGATCACGTTCACGCCCACGCTCGACATGCCGGACCAGCGCTGGCTAAGGAACCTCGTCGACGCTGGCGACTTCTCCGAGCACCACGTGCCGATGTCGCCCGAGGCGGCCTGGGCCGAGGGCTACGTCGAGTCATTCCTGCCGCAGGAGGCGATCGACGAGTTTGCGCGCGGCATGCCAGAGGTCACGAGGCCGCTGCGCATCGGGGCGAGCTGGGAGACCGTCTCCACGGACAGGTGGCTCACCGCCCTCGAGGACAGGCACATCCGGCCCATCCAGGTGTCGGAGCTCGTTGGCGCGTGGCTCGGCGTCGGCATCGACCACGGCCTGGTGCCCGGCAAGCAGCGGGCGGTGCTGCTCGCGCTCGAGCATCGGAACGACCCGTCGCGCGTGCGCGGCTGGTACCTCGACGAGGTGGCGCTGCCCGACATCACGTCGCCGGCCGACGACGCGAAGCACATCCTGGCGATGCTCAGTCGGAGAGGCCTGTCCTACCAGGCGGTGGACGAGTGGATCGGCGACCGCGACACCGGCGAGGGCCGCCAGCTCAAGGCGAAGAACAACCAGCAGCTGCGCCTGCAGCTGCTCCACCAGTCCGGGGTGTCGTCCAACGCCGACGAGGCCAAGCTCATCCACACGCCGATCAAGGGCGAGGGCAGCGTCGTCGCAGGCCTCCACTTGTTGAACGCGATGCTCGCCGAGGACCGGCTCACCATCGACCCTCGGTGCGCCGAGTTCGTGCAGGCGTGCAAGCGGTTCAAGGGCGACACGCGCGACCCGTTGAAGGACGTGCTCGACGCCGGCCGCTACATCCTCGAGCGCGGCGTGCAGTCGCGAGACCTCATCCGGATCCGGGCACAAAGCGGCCATCGCCCGTCGCGGCACTGAACGCTTGAGGGGTTGACAGGTCAACACGCTCGCGGTACCATCGCGCCATGCTTCAACCGTTCTACACCGTGTTTCCCCCCGATGAGCAGCGGCGCGTTCAATCGCAGTCGGTGCGCTACGACATCGCGATGGAGGACTCCAAGGAGGTGCTGGACGAGCACCTCAAGGACTACCTTTCGCCGGAGGTGCTGCTCACCTGGGGCGAGCCCGACCGCGCCAGGAACGCCCTCGCGTCGGTGTCGCACGCGCTCTCCACGCCGGGTCACTACGGTCGCGCGCCAATGGTGGTGGCGCCAGATCAGTCGGTAGCAGACCGGCTCAACGACGAGATGGGCGCCGTCTGGTCAGGGCTACAGCATGCCGAGTTCCTGGCCTACGCGTGCGGATCCGTAGCTACCCGGCTGGAGCTGATGGTTGAGGATGAGGACGGCGACGCGGACTTGATCCTGCACGTCGTCCCAGCGCACCAGTGCTGGGCAGTCGCAGGGCGCCACCCGGCGCGGCCGGCGGTTTTCCGGCAGCTGCGCGTAGTCACTGCGTCGGTGCTCGGCGCGGAGCCCAAGGAGCTATACGCCTGGTCTGAGTGGGATGTCCGCGACCTTGCGGCCCCGGTGTACCGCATCGTCGAGGCGCGTCCTGATGGGCAGCTCGGCGAGGACCTCACCGAGCAGGTGATACCGGGCCTCGGCGCTTACCCCTACCTTCGCGCGGACGGCCGTCCTTACATGCCGTGGGCGATCGACCGGTCCCACGACACCGGCGACCTCTGGAACTGGAAGCGAGGCGGAGGCGCGGCGCGCGGCTCGCTCATGGCGATGATGCTTTCCACGGCCACCAACGTGGCAGCCCTGCGTGCGACCGGAAAGGTCACGCTCATGATCGCCTGCAAGCCGGTGAACACGCGCACGGTCCACGACGCCAACGGCGCATCCGTCCAGACCTTCGACGCGCAGCCCGGCGCCTTCCTGGCGCTGGAGCCGACGAGCCCCGGCACGCAGCCATCGGTGGTTGAGGTCGGCGAGGTCGACACGCTGCCGGCGCTCAGCGCCTACACCGACAAGTACATAGCCAACCTTGCGCAGGACATGGGCGTCACCCCGTCTGACGCGATGCGTACCGGGGCCAATCCGGCGTCCGGTGCCGCGCTCACGATCACGAACGAGACCAAGCGCCTTGAGCAGCGCCGGCGTGGCCCGCTCGCGCGTCGTGCAGATGAGCACCGTCTCCGAACTGCGGCCCACCTGCTCGGCCTATCCGCCGAGGGGATCGGCGTGCTCTACGACGAGATCGAGCTGAGCTCCCAGGAGGTGGCAGCCGATCTCGCTGTCGACGAGAAGGAGATCGCGCTGGGCATCACCTCGCGCGTCGACGTGCTCATGCGCCGGCGCCCTGGCCTGTCGCGGGATCAGGCCATCCGAGAGCTGCAGCGCATCGCCGCTGACGAGCAGGTCATCGCAAACCAAGGGGTATCGGCATGAGCGACGGAATGGTGCCACAGGCAGAGGTAGACCGGATCATCCGGGAGCGCCTCGCAGAGCAGAAGGCCAAGCACGAGACCGTCGTCGGCGAGCTGCGGACCCAGCTCGGCGAGCTCGCCGCAGAGATCGGCACGCTCAGGCCGCTCGCCCAGGTCGCGGAGACGGCCCAGCGTGAGCTGCTCGCGTTCAAGGAGGAGTCCGTTCGCGGCGAGGCCTTCCGTGCCGCAGGCCTCGTCGGTGAGGAGAAGGAGGCACTGCGCGACCGCATCACCCGCCTGCACGGTGCGCTCGACCCCAAGGACGACAAGGGCGAGGCGATCCCTTTGCACCTTTGGCTGCGCGAGCACGCCGCGAACGATCCGCTGGTCGGGCCCCTGCTCAGCCAGGCAGCCCCACCCGCACCTGGCGGCGCTCCCGATACCCGAGCGCAAGGCCAAGGGGCTGGTGGGGCTCCGCCACCCCGGCCCCCTGTCGGTGCGCCAGGCCGCCCACCGGACGGGTCGCGCGCTCTCACGGCTGACCAGGTGCGCGCCACGCACCGCCAGATGGTCTCCGAGGGCAAGGTCAAAGAGGCCCGCGAGTTTCTCTCGCAGAACGCGAAGTAGGCTTGACAGGTCAAGAGGCCTGGGGTACCGTTGCAGCATAGACACGTCAAAGTGTCAACGGCGCACCCCAGGTCGAGCTGAACCGTGATCAGCGTTCCCGCGCCAAACCGTGGTTTTACCGCGCGCCTGGGGACGTATCATGGCAGTCACGAGCATCGGCATTCCTGGCACCCACGCTGGCTCTGAGGCACTCCTCGGCCAGTCGTACAACTTCCTCGACTCGATGATCCTGCAGGTGGCGGCGGAGAAGTTCGACGCCGGCGTTCTGCTCGACTTCTGGGGCGACCTCGCGGGCGGCGGCTCCGACACCATGGCCAAGCGCCGGGTCGGTGGCATCGGTTGGGGCGCGTCGTTCACGACGATGGGCTCCGAGACCGAGCAGATCTCCCCGTCGGCCATGTCCGCGGCGATGGACACCATCTCCATCGGCCGGCACGGCCTGGCCTTCGAGGAGTCGTTCACCCGCGCCATCCTGGCGGGCGACGGTGTTACCCTTGAGGCCATCGCCGGCACGCTGGTGTCCTCGGCGAGCAAGAAGCTGCGCAGCCTCCTCTGCGCGCACATCGCGGCCAGCTTCGGCAGCAACGTGGCCGACGCTGCGGCGACCGCTGACGTCGACGACTGCATCGCCGCTCGCGCTGCCTTCGAGGACTACGCCGGCTTCGATGCCTCCGTCGGCCTCGTCGCCCTGCTCCACGGCACGCAGCTCAAGCACATCCGTGCCAGCGCGCGCTCGGAGACGGCGCTCAAGTTCCCTGAGCGCTTCGATGCCGACCAGTCCATCCAGAGCCAGAGCGGCTACCGCTTCTCGTTCCTCGGGATCGACTTCTACGCATCCCAGGACATCACCCTGTCCAGCTCGGACTACTTCGGCGGCATCTGGCAGAAGGGCGCTGTGGGCTGGGCCAAGGCCTCCCCCTCGGCGGTCGGCGACATCCAGGACGCCAACCCCGTGTTCGTGGATGAGCTCGGCATGGTCATCACGCGCGACACGCGTGGCGGACAGGCCACCAAGCGCATCGACGCCAACCTGTTTGCGGGCATCGGCCAGCTGTCGACGGACGTCATCCCGGCGTTCCTCTGGCGCAACCAGTCCGCGTGACCCTGAGGCGCGCCCGGCGCGCCGCCACCTGAAGGAGCAGTCCCATGGGTATCCCTACGTCCATCGAGTCGGACCTCACTGGAATCGCCGGCGACCAGCGCGCCGACATTCCGGCGTCGCCGTACTTCTTCCTGATCCACCGGCCGCTCGAGCGAGGGTCCTGGGATCTGGTGAACGAGGGGATGGAGGAGCCCACCTGGGTGCCTGCCTTTGCGCCGTTTCTGCTCCAGGCCGGAGCGGCCGGTGTGCGCACCCTGGAGAAGGGCGACCGCGCCGAGCTGGCGTGGAGCGCTGCCATCCAGCGGCTGCGCGACCAAGGGCAGTTCATCCTGCCGATGGACACCACGGTGCCTGCGGACCTGTGCCCCGAGGGCGTAGCCCCTGGCTCCCTGGTGCGGTCGACCGAGGTGCGCGGCGGCGGCAAGCGCTGGCACACGGCGTTTGAGAAGATCGAGCGTGGCCTCGGCGGTAAGGTCTCCATGGTCACGGACCGGTCCGCATGGAACCGTTTCCGCGCCTGGCTGGTCGCCGAGGGCAAGGTGTCGCACCCCATGCCGGCGGTGCTGCGCGACTACAAAGAGCAGCTCGGCGAGCGCCTCGTCGCCACTCAGCGGGACGAGAACCTCAGCGACTCCGCCAAGGCGAGCCGCGAGCAGCGCTACAGCACGCGTGGCGAGCAGGCGGCGAAGGCCGTCATCCCCACCAAGTCTGAGGCCGCGCCCAAGCGCAAGGCGGCGTCGTGAGCGGCGGCCGCCAGCCCAGCCGCGAGGCGGTGGAGCGCACGGCTGCAGCGCTCCGGCAGGAAGAGCAGAAGTCTGGCAACGGCCAGATCACCCACGAGCAGGCAAAAGCCCGCGTCGTCGACGCCATCCAGAAGAAGAGCCGATAGGAGGCCTCCTTGCCGTACCCTTCCATCACCGAACAAGCTGACCGCGCGCGAGCCAACGTGTCCCAGTTGGGACTCCAGACGCTCACCGGCACGCTGACGCTCACGCTGCCCACGCACAACTGCAACCTGCTCCAGCTTGACCCGGGCGGTGCGGCTCGCACGGTGCTGCTGTGGCCGGAGCTCGACATGAAGGGCGCGGTCGTGGACATCATCAACTACGCCGACGCGGCCGAGACCATCACCGTCAAGGAGGACTCGAACACCACGACGATCGCCTCCATCCCGCAGAACCGAGCGGCCAAGCTGATGTGCGACGGCACTACGTGGACCCTGGTCTGCGTCAGCATCATCACGCTGACCTGATCCATGCCCATCCCAAGCGAGGTCGGCGCTGCGTTCCGTGTTCGTGCACCTGAGGTGTACGAGCGTGGCGCTGCGCATGTGTCCCGCTTGGAGGCCCGCATCGCTGGCGCGCTGGTGACGCCCTCGGCCACCACGTTCGTGCTGCGTTCGCCGACCGGCGCGTCGGTGTCCTCTGGCACCGCCACCATCACGGGTGGCGTGCCCACCTTTGAGACGGTCGCCGGCAGCCTGCCCTCCACGCTGGCCTACGGCGCCGGCTACGTGGAGGAGTGGGACGTCACGATCGGCGGCGTCGTGTACCGCCCGCGCCGCGACGCCTACCTGGCGCGCCGTGCGCTTCACTGCCCGGTCACCCAGACGGACCTGCTCGGGTCCAACCCTGAGCTCGAGCGTGCCCTCGGATCGGCCGCCGCCTCGTTCGACGGTTGGATCGACGAGGTCTGGGCCGACACGCTGATCAAGCTGCGGGGCAGCGGGACGTGGCCCGAGAAGATCGTCGAGATCTCCAGCCTCGCTCCCTACGTTCGGTTCGCCGCGCTGGCCGCGGTGTTCCGGAACCTGACGATCTCCAACGAGCGCTACGCCCGTGCCCACGACGAGCACAAGCGGCTCGCGGCCGAGGCCTGGCGCGACGTCCGCTTCTCCGTCGACCACGACGAGAACGGCACGCCGGACGTCGCCGCGCTGCTGCGCGGTCCCATGGGCAACATCGTGCGCAGTTCGGCACCGGCAGGTCGGTACCGCAGGCTGGGGCGGGTGCTCGGATGAGGGCCTCCGACGTCCGCCGCGCCATCGCGGCCCACCTCGTGGGCCTCGACGTCAACGCCTTCCGACAGGTCGGATCGACCGCTCGTCTCCGCGAAGGCCTGTACCTCGACGAGAAAAACGGCGGCTTCGTGGACGGGCACCTCGCCTTCGCGCTCGAGGTCGTGCGCGTCCAGGCGGAGGAGCGCCAGCGCCACCACCACGCGCGCAACGTCTCGATGATCCTGCAGGTCGGGTACATCATCCGGGCCAACAACGTGGACCAGGTCGCTGACCGCGACGCCGCGCTCGACCTCGGCGAGTTCATCGAGCTCTCGTTCGAGGAACCAGTTGCCGGGACGGTCGACGTCACGACCGACGCGATCGACATGCTGGGCGAGACCCAGGGCACCTACGTGGTGCAGCTCACCCTTACCGCCCGACCGGAGAACCTCTGATGGGACACCAGCTTCGTCTGACAGGCACCTTCCTCTTCGACTCCACGGCGCCGTTCCCGGATGTGGCCATCCCGTTCGAGCGCGAGTGGCGCGTGGACAGCGGCTCGACCTCCGGGAAGGCCAACAAGGTGTTCACGGTCGACTTTACCGTCGCTGCCTCCGGCACCCAGGACATGAACCTCGGGCAGCTCTACGGGCCGTCCGGCGAGTTCACGCCGGACTACGTGGCCGCGTTCGCGATCTGGTGCGTGACGCCGGGCGGAAAGGGCACGCTCACGCCGCACGCGACCAACGGCTGGACAGGGCTCGGCTCCGCCTACAGCATTCCGGTGAGCACCGGCCCGTTCAGCGTGACGTCCGATGAGGGCATCGCCATCACGAGCACCAACAAGGTGATGACGCTCACCAACACCGGCTCGGCGTCCGCGTCCTACCGGGTCACCATCCTCCTGCGCGACACCTGAGAGGTCTGACATGTCCCGTGTGACCAAGCGCTATTGCCAGCTTCGCGCCCTCGACGGTGCCGCGATCTCGCAGCTCCTCGCGGACGTCGGCGACTTCAAGGCCGACGCGCTCCAGGAGAACAACGCGGACGCCGTGCCCGTCCTCGAGCGGGACGTGTTCGTGGCTTACGTGTACGGGCCGGAGCAGCCCATCACGGGCTCGTTCACCCTGAACCTGCCCAAGGGCGCGATCACCGACGCATCGACCGCGACGGCCATCGACATCCTGCGTGGGACCGGCGCGGCCGCCTCGTTCACGACGGTCAACGCTGGCGCCTTTGGCCCGCTGACCTACAAGCTCCGCTACGTGATCTCCATGGGCGGGGTCGGTGGCACGGCGGAGTTCAACAACTGCCGCTTCAAGGGCTCGGTCGACGAGTCCGGCGACAACGTCAAGGTGTCAGTCACCTTCCAGGCGTTTGGCTGCACGTTTACGGCCTGACGGCCGACCAGGGGTATCGACATGTCCGAAGTCGTGGTGAGCATCGGAGGCAAGGACCTCGTCGTCGAACAGGCCAAGCTGGGCGTGGTCTCACGCCTGCGCGACACCTGGGGCGGCGACATGGGCAAGTACTACGCGGTGGGCCTCGCGGCGCTCGTGTACGGCTGGCCGACTGACGCCAAAGGCAAGCACGCAGCGCCAGCCAACCCGCGGCTGCTGAACCACGACGTGATCGCCATCGCCGACGCTGCCCTTGAGGAGCTCGTGGTCACCCGCGGGTTCAAGATGGCAGAGGTGCAGGCCGCCGGGGCTGCGGTGTTCGGCGAGTGGCTCAAGGCCATCCCGACCGAGGCTGCGATCGAGGAGGCGGTGGGAAACTTGGGCGCCCAGGGTGTGTCGAGCGAGACCTGATCGAGCTTTCGATCAGGTTCGGCCTTGACCCGTTCTGGGCGCACACGGCATCGACTGAGGCGGTGACGACGCTGCTCGCGCTCGAGCGTGTGCGGCACCGGGACAGGCAGGACGCGCAGGAGCTTGCCCAGTTCAACAGGGAGCTCGAAGGGCTCAAGCGCCTGGGAGGGCACGGTGGCAACGCAAGCTGAACGCACCCGCGCGCTCTTCTCCACGCAATCCCAGCGCGTGCGTGCAGCAATCACCGGCGACGGCGGCCTGTCCGAGGTCGGCCGAATCGCCGCGAGCTGGAAGAACCTCCAGGCCTTGGGCGTCAAGCCGGAGGTCGCCCGCCGGTCCCTCGAAGGCCTGTGGATGTCGATCGATGACGATCTGCAGGAGGCGACGATCGCGTGGATGGACGCTGCGGCGCCTGCCGTCGGCCGCGCCTTCCACGAGCACTTCACCCCGTTTGTGGCCAACGCGCTGGACAAGTGGCCCATCCGGACCGGCCAGTCGCGCAACCTGCTCGCGGCGAGCATCCGCCCATCGGGCGCCGGCACTGTGGCGGGCGAGCTGTTCGCTGGGGCGCCGTACAGCCTGATCATCAAGTGGGCGAAGGCCAAGCGCCGCTCCGGCGAGCCTGGCAAGTCCGTGTGGTGGGACCTGGTGCGCCGCCCCTGGACGCGCCTGCCTGACGCCATGGCCAAGACCATTGAGGCCGAGCTCGGCAAGGCGGT